TTCTTTAATGGAAGCAAAACGTTCCTTTCTCCACTGCTTATCGATTGCATCAAATTTATCATATGCAATTTCTCTAATCAGTTTAGATAAATCACCTTTACTACAAAGACGAATACCAACCCAATTGTAATCAGTAATCTCACGATAGAATGATACTATCTCTTTTGTAGTTTCATATGGATGACTTGAGATTCTACGGGTATATCCAGTTTCAGGATCGCGAAGAAAAAATACTTTACCCCGAGTGTGGCATAGGTATTGATACCGATATTCTCCAGCGCGATAGTAATGATCTTCAGCAAACTTATGAATGTAACTCATAGGATTTGCTTCACCATCAGTCAAACAAATAACATTTACTTTACTAACTCTTTCAATCTTTTTAAGATTAGAAACAATTTTACGAGTGCAATATACTGCTTCGGCAAGAGGAGTTCCGCCAAGAGTATACTCTGAAAAATAATTTAGACGCCATCCATTCATAGCAAACACCTGAGTATATACTAATTGCATAGACTTCTCAAGAGATTGTCTATTTTGACGAGATGAAAAGAATTCAAGCAGACGAAAATCTGAAGAAATTCCTAACTCATTTTCATTCTGCATGATATTAAGATCATCATTCTGAATATGATATCCATGTCCAGATTGGAAAGCATATACTCGAAATGGAATTCCAGATTTTTTACAGAACCAGATGAGATTATAAGTTTGTTTCAGGGTATCAAGCAATTGATTACCCATGGAACCAGACCAATCAAGATACATTATAAGACCATGATTTTTACCTTCAGGAACTACAGTGACTCTTTTAAAGATGTCATCATTATATTTGTAAGTGTGTAGTTTGTTGGTATCAAGAACACCTGTTTTAGAAGTTGCTGAACGACGGTACTCTTCAGCAGATTTTTTCATGTCAAACTGCTTACACAAATAATTGACAGTCTTCTGTGTATCTTTTTTAAATGAATTGTAATTATCAACAGCATACTGAACATACTCTCCCCAAGTGCGTTCGGGATCATAAAAATGTCCTTGGAGTTTTTCTTGAATTGTTTTAAAAGGAACAATTAAATCTTCAACTTTAGGATTAGGAATTGAGAGATATACCCATTCCTTAGCATTGTCATCTACAAGAGTCTCAAGTGCTTCTGCAAGTGCATCATTAGTTACACATTTGGTTTCATCAGCGTCACCCCCATAAGAAGGTGTATCTAAATCTGTATCACTCTGCTCAATATCTTCTCTCCATTCACTCTCACGCCTTGCTGCCTCTTCAAGCATCTCTTCGTGAGTCATCTCCTCATAGTCATCACTATCAACAGGGTTTATTTCTTCCTCACGATCTGCTTGTGCTTGACCATCTTCTGTTGATGGCATCATCATCTCTTCTTTATGATCCTGTTTTTCAGAACAATATTCATACAATTCTTTAGAAAGATTAACTACCTCCCTAAAGGTTTTAGTTTGATCTGCACGACGGACCCATACCATCTCATCATCAGAGAATGGAATACTAGGATTACCTTTGAAATAAAGATTGATACGATCAATCAATGAGAGTGTTGTGGGATCTTCATGTTTTACACCAAAGAAGTCCTCATTCCACAACTCTTTATATCCCTCAAAAAAAGATTTACGGAGACCAGGATAGGTTACCTTCATCATACGTTCGATACGAGCATCCTCCAGAACATTCACAAATGCCTTTGAGGCACCACTGTAATCCTCATTAGGAGTATACAGAGCATGTCCTACCTCATGCCCCACCAGAAGGTCATAAACGGTATTAGAGGCAGTCTTCCAGATAGGGAGGATGAGCAGACGTTTATCAACATCAAAGCACGCGGTACTAACCTTACGATGCTCTACAGTCAGGTTCTCTGTAGCGAGTAGTTTGGCAAGAGTGCCCTTGACTTCCTGAGTGTTCATCCGTCTCTCTTGGTTACCTTGTAATTATAGCACTATCGTCAAGGTGTGGGGAAACTACAGGGACACTTTGATTACTGTCCCAGTGGCGGATCACTCCAGCAATAATGAAAAAATTAGTAATGAGATAACTAAAAAACACGAGAGATCGTATAACAACAATAGCATTGTCATACCTCTCGGTCTTCTCATCAGAGAACGAACCCAAGGCATATTTCCAAACCCTCAATATTTTTTTCACACAAGCATTCCTTTCTCTTGTAGGAAATGTAATGTGTCATGCATGTTGCCAACGTGCTTATAACCTAAAGAGACCTGAGGATAAGTTGCTCCTTCACCAAATTCATTTTCAAAAGAACGTTGAGTAAAGTGCTTATTAAGTTTATACTCTAAAAACTCTCCACCAAGAGAATCTAATAGTGCCACCATACGCTCGCACTCTTGACTATCGTTAGAATAAATTACTGCTTGCATTTGCTTTTTAACCAACAGGGTTTACATAATGAATTTTTATATTTATTTTTGGATGAAACATAGCATCCGACTTGAGGACATTGATTTGCTGGTATCATTTTACCGCACCCAATACACTCAGTTTCCCACATCTTCATAACAATACTTCATTGGGATTGAGATTTTTTACAAATTGCACAGGATCTTTTTCAGACTTGTGTACCCAATGATAGCGCATACACTCGAATATAGGATCCCATGTGGGGACACAAACATAATCAGTCACGTTGCCTCCAGTCATCAGGTTTGTCTCTTCCGAACCATTCTTTTATATCGTCAGCATCAGCAAATCCCGTTTTGTGATTGGATGGGTCGGGATCACCTAGTCCCATCCTATTCAGAAAATCGTCGGTACTACCTTCTTCAATTTCTTGAGAAGATTGTCTTCTTGCTTTTTGCAACCAATCTCTGGCAAGTGTATGAGACTTAGCAAGTTTCTCTGCCCATATCATATCGTCAAGTTTTACCTCTTCACCATTTGCAATACATTTACAAATGAATTCTAAGCGCAGTCTGTACTGTGTAGAAAGCAAAAGTTTTCTCCTCAACCAAGTTTATTTAGGACTCATCCGACATCTTTGAAAAATCATTAATCTTTTCAAACTTCAGTGTTCGCAAGAACTTATCAACAAGAATGTCACCTTTATGTGAGATAACAAAGACATTAGTATCATTTCCGAGACTACGAAGAATCTGAAGAAGTTCACCTGTACCTGACGCATCAAGAGAACTATCAAAAACTTCATCAAGAATCAAAAGATTTGTAGCAACACTATTCTTCATCCTAGCAACTTCACGCCAAGTAAACAATAATGCCAAATCAATTTTTTGCTTCTCACCTTCAGAAAATGATGAGTATGAGAACTCATCTCTGAAACGACTCTTAATGACTTCATTAAACTCTTCATCCAATGTAAAGTTGACAAAGAAATCCATTGACTGAAGATACTTATTAATCAATTGATTAAAGATAGGGACATACTTTTTGATAATCTGACTTTTAATACCAGAGTCTTTCAACAAAGTTCCAACTACTTGAAACTCATCTAAACATTGATTGACTTCAGAACAATTTTTTTCTGTATCATCATATTCTTTTTTAAATGCAAATAAAATTTCTTCTTCCTGATCGATGTTTGGTCTGCTTTGTTGTAGATTGGTAATTTCTTTTGTGATTTCAAGATTCTCCATCTCAAGACGAACAATTTCTCGTTCAACTGCAGTAGCATCACTACGAACTTCATACAACATTGCAGAAGTTTCTTCCATCTTACTAACAATATCTACTGCTTCAGTAATATCTTTAGTGAATTCTTCAATCTCAACAGAAAGAGTTTTACCAGATTTTATTAGATCGGTAACTTGATTTTTTTTAAATGCGCTACTAATATCTTGCGTACATGTAGGACAAACATCATGACCTTTGAAGAACTTCAAATCTTTAGCAATTAATTTTAGTTCTGATTTTTTATCTGATTGACTTTGACGTAATCTTTGAATAAACGTTTTTTGATTTGTAGAATCTTCTACCTGTTCTTTAAGAATAACAATCTCATCCTTCTTTTTTTTATGCTGAACACCCAATTCAACAACACGATTAGCATTTTTATTATATCTACTACGTTTTTCTTCTTGACGATTCTCATTCACTTCAAGTAAAGAACCAATCAATTTTTTCTGACCTTCGAGTTTCTCTTTAGACAACCGAAGCATATGACCACAATCATTACTTTGACTTTGTGCTGTACGAATTCTATCTTTCAATAAAGAATTCATGTTTGAAAATATATTAATATCCAACAAGTCTTCTATCACCTCTCTCCTATGACCAGCAAGCAATTGCATAAAAGGAACAAATGTGCTAGATCCAAGAATGACAACTTGAGTAAATGATTTATAATTAAGTTTTAATACCGACTGCTCAAGATATTTTTGCGTATCTTTAGCGGCAGCATCTTGATCAACAAGTTTATTATTTTTATACAGTTCAAATGCATTTGGTTTAATACTCCTAAACACACGGTATTCATCTCTACCAATAGAAAAACAAACTTCAACTTTAGTTCCCTTTTCATTAATAGAATTTACTAATTGATTTTTGTTAATTTTGCGAAATGCTTTTCCAAACAAAGCAAAACACAGAGCATCCAACATAGTGGATTTCCCTGCGCCATTAGAACCTACAATAAGTGTTGATGAAGACTCGCAAAAATCAATCTCAGTCCACTGGTCTCCTGTTGAAAGAAAGTTTTTCCAGCGAATAGTCTCAAATGTAATCATGGGGGAACAATCAGATCGTCTTTGGATATGACAGTATAAACATATCCATATTGGTTACAGTTAACAGCAATAACAGTTTTATCAACTTCTATAATTTCTAATTCATCTTCGTAATCATCTGCATTTAAAAGATTTACATAACGTTCAGCGTCATCTCGTTCCTCAAACAAAGTCACAGTTTTTGTACGTGCTTTGCTGTTTATAGCATAGATGCCGCCTGAGTTTTTATCTGTTAAAACAAACATTTAAATTTCCGATGCTTCCATATACAGAGACCTCATTACATTTTTCACATTTGATTTATTAACTTTGAGGTCAATATCATCTATGTAGTTATCTAACAATGTCATTGTATCTTCGGTTTCCAGAACCTCAGAACCAGAATCAAGTTCAACACTTAGATCCTCAATAATTTTGAGGTCTCCAAGACCCATGTCTTGTAGTTGACTTACAGCATAATCAAACTTAGCATAGTCACCTTTGTTTTCTACAATTAATTTAACGTAAGATCCTTTAAGGTCTTCTTCGTTAGGTAGGGTAACCCCGTTATTATAATAGAGTTTATGGAAAATGTCAAATGGATTTTTATAGAAAGTAGTTTTTAAAGTTTCTGTGTCAAATACATGGAACCCTCGCTTACATCCATAGTCATTCCAATATAGTTGATAAGGATTACCAAGATAATTTACATTCTTCTTGGTTGATTTCATATGATAGTGTCCCGAGAATACTTTTTTAAACTTAGAAAAGGCATTCGAGTCCATACCATGTTGCATTACATGACCAGGATGAGCTTCAAAACCATTTAGTTCTAGATGACCCATGCATACTTTTGCTTCGGTACTTCCTACTTTTTCCAGAACTTCTGTACGATTCTCATCGCAAATCCAAGGGAGAAGGAGTATAGGAAGATTGTCATACACAAGAGTGGTAGGGCTAGTGATGACGTTGATGTTGTTGTATTCTCCAAGTAACTCACTTGGGGCGTTAACTCGTAGAGTATTTTTGTAATAAATATCATGATTTCCTACAAGCATATCCATACTGACACCTCTTTCCTGGAGAGGTGTAAACCACATCTCCTTTGCTGCTTCAAGAGACATAAAGTTGATAGAACGTCTCTTGTCAAAGGTATCGCCAAGACAGATAATTTTAGATATCTTATGCGAATCAATAAATGGAAGAACTACTTCCCCATAGAATTTTTTATAATGATCAATAAAGGATTGATTGTCATTGCGAACACCAAAGTGTTGATCGGTTATTAATAAAAGTTTCATGTGTCAATTCTATTATTTTTTGATACTTCCCAAGAAAAACTTAAAGTTACTCTAGGTTCTACAATTTGAGGTTCGTGATAAACACCTTTAGGTATAAAAATACTATCACCAGGATCTACAGTATAAGATGGACAATCATCAAATTTGTAAATAACAGATCCAATAGCAGAAACAATTAAGACATCCATAACATCTTTATGTCGTCCATAGGTTGCACTACTATTACCCAAAGATGAGTAGACATGCATCTGTACAATGTTTTGAGAATCCTTAACTTCGTCGTAAGCAGTTCTAATAGAACCTGGAGCAAATTTACTATGCATTGCAAAGGTTGGGGGAATTAATGGTGTGTCTGCAATAAAATTTACAGCACCATTTTCAAAATCAAACGCTAGTTTTTTTATTACATCAGACCATTCAATAGATCTTACAATCTTAAAATGATTTCGAGTAAATTTAATCACTAGATTGGTTTTCCTTTTCTAGGTCCTTAAGTCTTTTGCGCCAGTAACCGCGTTCATTGTCATCTCTGCAGGGACTATCTTTTTGGACTGCATCGCGCAATCTTTCTTGATCAGTTTTCTTGGTCATCGTTTTGAGTTCATCTCCACACGGGACTTGATCTGATTATAACCTGTATCTGTGTCTCCGTCAACCGTAAACACATGGTCATATCCAGACTTCTCAAGAATCTTATCTTTGATATCTAACTGACGTTTCTCTTTTGCAATTCTCCTTAGGAATGCATAGTACACAATTTGTGTGAAGTATGCAAACGGATTTTTAGATTTTGCTGGATTAAAGTTATCAATATACTGAATACAATTTTCGATACCATCACAAACCATATCATCTTTATACATGTAGTTGATAAAGTTCGGTCTGTATGATAGGTGTGTAGCAATTTTTAAAAAACAACTACCAATATAATTTCCTACTCTAGGTTTATTTTCACTCTTCCACTTTTTTAAGAAAGCAAACTCTTCATCCTGATCCATCTTAGCGAGTTCAGGAAATTCTTTTATAGCAGCATTATACATATTCTGCCGATAGTCTACAATAGCAGCAAGGAACTCTTGATTATCAACGTAATGCTGTTTTTGTTTTTTTACAGTTGTTTTCATATGGTTACTTGCTTTGTTTATATTATAACATACTTGACAAGATCGTCAAGTCTCTGTAGAATAACCATGTGAGGGTTCAAGACAAGTTCTAGCTTTTATAGATTCGTTCAAATCGACTTCTTGCTTCATTAATCTTTCCTAAGTAACCCATCTCTGGTTCAGGATCTATTTTTGTTGTATCTTTTTTATCAAGATTATCTCCTAATAAAAATGCTTCATACAGGAAAGTAACTTCTTTACTCATTGAAGTAACAGTCAAGATATCTTTTTCCTGAATAATAAAAAAATCTTCATCGGAAAATTGCATCCACTTTGCAAATCCTATTCCTCTGATAGTTCGACCATCATCAGATTCTTTAGTAACAATTTGTGTGGAAACAGGATCCTGAATGAAAACTAAGGTAGAACCCTCATCTTCAGTAAGAACTGCTTTGCCTAGTACCTCTTCTCCATTAAGGAGTTTGAAGATACCATAAAATTCTTCGTCGTGTCTTGCGTAACTAATCATAAGTTTTTATTTTAACATCTATGATTTCATAATTAAATTTTTCTTCGTTATAGACTTTGACTCTCTCCATTAAATGGTTGAGTGTATAGTTGTTACCTCTGTCTGTAGAGATATCATCAGCAATGTCGTATAACGTTGCTTGAGATTTATTTTCGCCTTTCCTTAGGACACGACCAATAGATTGTAGGTTGCGAACTCTGGACTTTGAAGGACTTGCGAAGATAACGTTGTGTAATCTTTTGATGTTGATGCCTGTGGAAAACGTACCATATGAAGCAACGATGATGGCATTATCAGATTGTTCGGTTAATAGTCTGATGTCTTCACGGTCATTAACGTCTACTCCACCGTGTACGAAGTGTACTGGTCTTTCGGTGTAACTATTTATCATCTCATAAAGAGGCACTCCGTGACGCTCTACATAGTTGAAAAGGACTAGAGTGTTTCCTTTTAGATCACAAGCAAGATTGCGGATAAATTTATTCCTACCCTCATGCTCTACAAGGTATCCTATCTCATCCTGATAACCTTCAAATAATTTCTCCTCGTGCTTTACTAGAACAATCTTTACTTTCAACTTAGCAACATGTCCCGCTTCCATTAGTTGAGCAGTTCGTGTCACTTGGGAACACCTACCAAATACACCTTCAAGAACTAACTGATTGACATTTGCACCATCAAGAGTTCCTGTAAATCCAATACGATATTTACATTCATGCAACTTACCCATCAGAGACGTAAGAGATTTAGCTTTGAAAAGGTGTGCCTCGTCACCGATAACTACATCGAACCTATCAAACCATTTTCTAGGTTCCTTATAGATAGATTGCCAAGTGGTAATTACCACCTGATGGTCCGTGTATTTTTCTTGCCCCGCATATATTTTGTGGCAGTTTTCGGACGCCATCCATCCATATTCCTCAAAGTCCTTATACATCTGCTCCACGAGAGAGGTGGTAGGGACTACAATTAAAATATTTCTGTCTGCATTTGCATGAAAACGTACTAATGCATAAATCATCAGAGACTTTCCAGAAGCTGTTGGTGACAATAAAAGTCGCCTATTATATTTTAATGCCTCGTATATTGCTTTATACTGATAATCCCTTACCTTCAAATTTTGTGGAAGATGTAGTGCCTTCACAAATCCAGCAACTCCTTGAGGAGTGATAAAATCATTCTGAGACATTGGATGACCAAAGTATTTGCAGTCTTCCATGCGATACTTATATCCTTTTTTATCCGCCCATTCCATGAGATAGTCTAAGAGACCACAATATATCTCTCCAGTTGCTGGGGAATAAAGGCGGATTTTTCCATCCCATCCTTTCCACCGACGTTGCTTCTGCATATACTTTGCAGACTCAACTTCAAAAAAAAAATAATCTGCTAGTTCATAATTGATATGAGGTTCTGCCTCAACTTTAAGATACACTTCATTCTTCTTTTTAATAACTAAGTCATGCATAAGGAGGTCCAGTAAACCACGCTACAATAGATTTTCTGACGCCAGATGTCACAGGACGGACTCTGTGCCATGTAGTGCTATTGAAAAAAATAGCGTCACCCTTTTTAAGACGAAAAGTTTCGTATCTTGGGTTGCTCTCTGGTTTATATATCTCCAAATCAAACTCCCCACCTTCATATTCATCCAAGTTACTTAAGAACAAACTCATACTAACTTTTCTAGTAGAAGGGTTTCCTTGCATATCTGGGAGAAACTGTTGATGTTGATCAACATGCCAATCGTATTTACCACCCTCTGGATATACACCAAATTGAATTGGTTCGACATCTGTGATATTTAAATACCAATTTGCATCACGATTAATTTGACGTATCGTGTCCATCAATGCACAATTTAATCTGTAGTCTCTAATCCATACTGATTCACATACTCTTAGAGACTTATCCTCTACATCTAACTTGTCGTCATTAACAACTTTACTACTTTTCCAATCTAATTTTGTTTCTGATATTGCACGTCTAACTTCATGCATAAGATTGGTATCAAATGAGATGTGCAGATAGGGAGCACCATATTTAATCATAATTTAATTACATACCAGATTGAAATCTTTTCCATTCAATAGCATTCTTAATGTGGTAAGTGCGAGAATTTATCATTCGCAATACACCATCTAAAAAGAATATCACTTGCTCTATGTAGTCAATCTTGAATTGAATCTTTTGAATATCCTGATCTGCCTCAATAAACATTACAAGTTCATCCTTAGCAGTTAATTTAAGATTAAAAGGAAGTTCTTTATATACTGAAGCAGGTGCTTTACCTTTATAATATAACCATTTTTCTTTAAGCAATCTTTTCATTTCCAATTCTCTATCTTTTTTCATAAGAGAATATGTATTATGAAACTCCATGTATTTCATATGGAGTTGAGGGATTGCTAGAGAGTCATTATCATGAAGATCATCATCCAGTTTGGAATCAGTCTTCCACATTTCTTGAAGTGTTTCTAGATTCATAACGATACTTAAGTGCTTGTAAATTCCATGCTTGTGCTAAACTCTTGGGTCCATTCTCTAGAAATTTTCTTTCTCTAAGAGTAAGCACCCAATTGTCAAGCATGTCTTGTCTCCATTCTATCATCTTCTTGTCTTACGATTAACATCTCTGATCTCATAGATTGTATATCTAAATGTTGCAGTTGCTGTAAAATAATCATTATCAGTTCCTGTTACATCAAATGATAATGTTGATAAATTTGTTGGAAATAAATCTTTGAATACAACATCAAAATTTGCAATGTTGTTATTGTTTAAAACCTGAAGTGTTGCATCAGAAAATCTTCTATCCCCCTCAGTAATACTGCTGGTTGAATTCATCCAGTCTAATCTTTCATCATCATCTTGTGGTGTTCCTAATGCTCTCATCCAGTTATGCAACTGCATGTAATTCTCTAAATCTTCGTCAACAATAAACTCAATATTAAAATCACTATACCGCATGTTCCCTTCAGTAGGGATTACTACTCTACCTCTTGTAGGAATTTCTACTTGACCTAATTCGACAGTAGGAATTTCTGCTTTTTGACACAAGAAAGAAACTTTCTTTGCTTTATCCAAAATGAATAAAAATCCAATTGGTGAAAGATAGTTTTTGTTTGAAAGTTGATCGTTGTACCAGTTTGCCATTATCCTAAAATGCTATTGTCTTGTATGTTTCTTTCCATCCACCCCGTTATAATATATTTTTCACCTTTTAATGGAGCGTTGCCTCTATGAGTATGAGTAAATCCTGATGGCCACATGAGAACTCTTCCTCGTTTTGGTTTAAACCTCTTATGTAAGTAAATAAATTCTGTTTCACCACCAGCGTCATCATCTACATCATTCAAATACATCATAACTGCAAGAACTCTTGTGTTAGAAGATCTGTATGCATACTCATTTTCACAATGCCATACATGATATCCTTGACCTGGTAATGTTCTTTGAACATTTGCATTGTATATTTGAGATTGTATTGTATGGAGAGTAAAAAATTTATCACAATACTTTTCATAACAAGTATGAATTATATTGTTAAAAATTCCACTCAATTCACCAGACTTTTCCATGACAAATCGATACGATGCTGATCCAACTACATTTTTTTCTGGAAGAGAAACGAGATCGGGTCCGATAGAATTAACTCTATCTTGTATATGACCAATATATTTTCCAGTACTAGTTTTATCGTGTGTATTCCAAATTTTTCTTTCCACACTTACTTGCATAGATTCACATCTATTGAAATAATCAATATACTTATCAATTTCAATTTGATGGATGTCTACATCAAAAACACCAATAAAATCTTCAATTTTATAATCATTAATTACCATCATAATAATCATCTATACAAATATTTAGACAAAGAAAAAGGGGGTCTTAAAACCCCCTACACTTCCTCCACACGGTATAGTATGTATATTCTACATAAGAACCTCTTTACAGATTCTTTTACATGATGCTTGATTTGTAGTATCGCATTCAATTAAACATTCGTAATAGTCATTTAGCAATTCTAATTCAGACTCTTCCGATGACGCATTAAAATGCCTCCACTCATACAACTGATTGATCGAAGTACTGTTCTTCATTGTTCTCTCTTTCATAACTGTGAGTCATAATATAATTAAAATTTGGGTTCATTTGTCCACCTCATAGTTCTGTTACTATCTATACTAAATGTCAGGATATTCTGACGGAATGAGTATGAGTAGCAAAGAATATTAATGCCTACTAACTTATACCTAGACATAAAAAAAGACCCCCCTTGTGGGAGGTCTGAAAGGACATGTGGGACAACCTGCCCCACAACAACCTTGATCACATGAGGTTCGAAACCTGCACACGACGGTAGTAACGGTTGGAGTTGGCGGTAAGAGCACCCGAACCCTGTGTGAGACCTTGTGAGAAGGGGTTTGAGACCATGCCGTAGCGAGTCTTGAAACCGATCTTCGGAGTGAAGGTGTCAGGATTGATTGCACGAACCTGCTGCAGAGGAACGTATGGGCAGTAGAACAGTCCAGCATCAAATGCATTAGCTCCCTTATAACCAGCAACGTAGAAGTGCTTGTCACTTACGTTAGCAGAGTAAGGATCAACATAGACCTTGATCTTACCGTTGAGAGTACCAACCAGTGTGCTGGAGGTATCATCAACACCTGTCAGGGCGTTGTTGCCTTGGAGAGCAGGGGTGTAGTCAAGAACACCAGCCATACCCAGTGCAGAAGCAACGTCGGCAGAACAGATCAGGATGTTGCCTTTCCCGCGACGAGTTTGCTGACCAATAGCGTTAGCATCGCGCTCAATCTGGAACAGAAGTCCTTTGAACTTCTCAACAGACCAACGACCGTTGCTGTCAACGTCAAGGTCAAAGATACCAGCGTTAGCGGTATTGTTCTGAGCACCAGCGACAGCGTTGACGTAGATTGTACGAACAACTTCACGGTTGATTTCAGCAAGAATTTCTGTGCTGAGGATGTTGGCGAGTTCTTGCTCGGCATCCAAACCATGAATCGCCTTCAAATCCTGAGCAAGCTCAAGGCTGTACTCGGCCTTCAGGGCGCGTGACTTGGCAGTAACACTAACCTTCTCGATGGAGAAACCCATCTCACGGAAAGCGGTAGATGCAGCACCATCGTTAAGTGCTTCGGCAGTGGCTGTAGCCATGCCAGTACCGTCTCCAGTCTGCTCATAGGTTCCAGCGGGGGAATCATTCAGGAGACCAGGGTTAGCGCCTTGGGCGTCGTTTGTGGCATCAGAGGCGTTGGTATCGTAGTTGCTAAGACCTGTACCAGCACCACCAGAGAAACCAGCGTTGGGCTCATTGAACATCGCTTCTCTGTAATCGCCAGAAGCAGGGCTACGCTCAGAACCATACTGAGTACGCATTGCGAAGATCAGTCCAGTAGGACCAGTCATCGGTTGAACG